CATGATACAAGTTTTACATCTTCATCATTGTTACCTATTGTTACTTTTCCTATTGTTTTACTTCTAATAATATCATCTGATTGCACTTTAGCTGTGCCATCACCATTTGACTCTAATAAATCACCACCATTACAAGCACCAGTTACTTTTACAGCAGCTATGCCAACTGATCCAACTACAGGTTTGTTATCTGTTTCAGAATAACCATATAAAACACCATATACTCTTGTATCTCCTATAGTATCGCTAATTTTAATTTTAGCGTGGTCAGCTCTTGTTTGTCCTTTTTTTGTGCCTGAATCATAAGTATCTAATTCATCTATTGTAGATACTACAGTTCCTATTTCTGTATCTGTTGGAATACCCGATGAATCGTGAGTTCCAGAGAAACCATTATATGAAACAGTAGAACCAGAAACAGAAATCGATCCCTCTAAGCTAGTTGCTTGATAAAATTCTACAATATTACCATCATCAGACAATCTATTTAGTGCTTGAACAAAACCACCATCTCTTGTTTGTTGTAATATACCAGAGCCAAATAATTCAAAACCTGCTGTGCCAAGATTGTTTTTCGCTGTTTTGCCAATCATCATAACTTTAGCATGATCCATACGCATAGTTTCAGCACCACCTACAGTAAATGAAACATTATCTTCATTACTAGAAGCGTGTTCATATACTATTCGACCAATATCTTCATCAGCAGTATCTCCAAAATGAATAACAGATGCACCTGTAGCACCACCAATAATAGATATATTAGCATTATGACTCAATCCACCACTTCTATTAAATACTGCTACTGTTTCTGTAGCTATAGTAGGCACACTACCCTCAATAGTTACATGAAGTTTAGCTGAAGGTGAGGTTCCAATTCCAACTCCACCTGAATTATCAATACGCATTTTTTCTGCTGTAGAACTTCCATCGTTAGTGCTAAATATTAATCTTGATGCTGATGAAGAAGTATCTTCTCTATTAGCTGAGATAGTAGCTACTGAATTTTGAGTACCTGCTTTTTGTGTTAGTGAAATAGTTGATGTATTACCTGTATGTGATATAGATAATGTCTCTCCAGAAGTTGTTATAGCACCACTAGAGATAGTTCCAAAAGAACTGTTGCCAAAGCTATTTGAATTACCTGATGCTGTAATACTTGCAGAAAAAGTGCCAGATGTTGCTGATAATGCTGCTATTGTTGTATTGCCAAAGTTATTGGAGTTACCTGAAGCAGTTATACTTGCACTACTAGTAATAGCACCACTGGTTATTGCACCTGAAACATTTAAAGTAGAAGCCATATCTACGGCTCCGTCAATATCTACAACATCAAGGTTGGTAGTACCATCTACGTCTAAATCTCCGTTAAAGTCTGCATTACCTGCTAATGTAAGTGTTGAAGCCATATCTACAGCACCATCTATATCAACTGCATCTAAGTTAGCTGTACCATCCACGTCTAAATCGCTTGATACATTCAATGAAGAGGTTGTTGTAGTACCAGCTAAGTTTAAATCAGTAAAGGCATCAACCATAGCTGCACCAGAACCAGCACCGTCTGAGTAAATAGCTTTTACATGACCAGCAGGTATGGTTACGTTAGCACCACTGCCTTGCGAAATAATTATATTTTGTGAACCTGTAGTACCGTTTTCTATAAACCAAAGTTTAGATACGGTATTTGGACCAATAGTAATAGTACAAGCTGAATCAAGCGTACCTGTATATTTTAGGTAAATTGATCTACCAGGATCAGTAGAACCGTCTGCTATTGTAGTGGTATGTGTATCTGCGTTTGTAGTGATCGCTTCTGTACCAAAGCTAAAAGCCTCAGCTATAAGTTCTAAGTTTGTATTGGTTGTGGTTCCCCATGATCCAGACTGATCTCCAGTCGCCATCTCCTCAAGTCTTAAGTCATTTACAAATGTTGATGCCATATTTTATGCTACCTCTTCCCAATTTGGGGTTTGTGTTTCATTAATTTCAGCAAAGGATGAACTTTGATCTGCATTTATATTAGCATAATTTTTCGTTTGTGTATCATCTATTAGTCCCCACACCAACACATCAGTAACAAATCCTGTGGCTGAAACGCCTGTTGGCACTACGTTTGCTTTAGATATTGTGGTAACTGATCCTACACTTCCTGTTACACTAACGCCTGTAATATCAAATTTTTCGTTATGATGAACGGTCACTGATCCCACTGCTGAAGTTGCAGATACGCCAGATATTATTACATTTGCCTCTCCATCTACATCAACTCCAACGGTGCCAACTGATCCCACTGCTCCAGGTGCGTTAGCAACTGCATCGCCATTAACACCTACGCCTCCTATGGCAGATGTGCCAACTTGTGAACTAGGTGTTACGTTTGCTTTTGCAACTGTAGATACGGTGCCTAATGCACTTGTTCCAACTTGTGTTGACGGCGTAACATTAGCCTTTGCTACAACCGTAGCTGTGCCAAGAGCACTTGTAGATGATTGTCCTGTAAGAGTTAAATTTGCCTCACAGTCAAAAGTAGGAGTCCCTACTGCTGTGGTGCCAACTTGAGAAGAAGGGGTTACATTAGCTTTTGCTACAACAGAAACAGTGCCTAACGCACTTGTAGCTGCTAATCCTGTAAGAGTAACTGGTAAAGCTTCATTCCAAGCACCCTCACCCCAAGTGCCTCTACCCCAACCAGTTATGTTAGCC